ACCGACGCTTGGAAGCTCTTGAAAGATGTAACCTCTGCCACTTGGGAGTTTGTATTGGAGGTGTCAACGACGGTGTGGACTGCGGTCTCCGAGTTCATTACGGACATCGTCTCCGCCACGGTCGATTGGATTACCGGCGCTTGGGAGACCGTAAAGGACGTAACCGCTGCCGCGTTCAACGCAGTTAAGGATGTGGTTCTAGAGATCGTTCAACTTATGTATGACGACATCAAGGCCGAGGTACAGCGGATCGTCCGCCACTTCGCCGCGCTAGGCGGCATGATCCTCGACGCGATGGGTTGGGCCAAGGACTTGCTATTCCCTGTCGGCAAGGCTATCGCGCTGTCATTGCTCGACGGCCTCAAGTCGGAGTACGACCGGATCGTGGGTTGGGCGAACGCCATCAAGAACGCCATCATGGCCGCGCTGAGCATTACAGGCATATTCCAAACCGAAGTCATTGGCAGCGCCGCCGACAACATGCAGTTAGGTGATGGCTTCCCCGAAATGGCGTCAGGCGGGGTAGTCAGGGCGAGGCCGGGTGGGACGCTTGCGCGGATCGGGGAGGGCGGCAGGGACGAAGCGATCATCCCCTTGGGCGCGGGCGGCATCGGCGGGCTGGGCTCCACAACGAACAACATCACAATCAACCTCAGCGGCGTCATCACTGACCCGGTAGCGACCGGGCAGGCAGTCGCCGACGCTCTGAACCGCGCCTCGATCACTACCGGGCCGCTCGTCCTGTCTGGCGCGGTTCAGTAATGGCCGTAGCGCTCCCCACGTTGAGGATCGGCGTCAGGTTCGTGGGGGGTGCCGATAATGACGGGTGGAGTCTGGGCGCGTCTCCACTTCCCACCCAGTTAGGCGAGCCTGACGACATCAGCGTCTATGAGGATGTTTACTCAGATCTCCGTTCCTTCCAGATGTCCCGAGGCAGGAGCCGAGAGCTTGAGCAGTATCAGGCCGGAACGGGCTTAGTCGTCCTCGACAACCTCAGCCGAAACTATGACCCGCTCAACCTCTCGGGCGATCATGTGGACGGCGGCGTCACTCAGATTCAGCCGGGGCGGCGCATAAGGGTTCAGGCCACTCACCCCACGACGTCCGTGGTGTATGACCTCTTCTTTGGCACGATCCGCGAGTGGGATTTGGACTACCCGGATGGGTATGACGCCACGGCCTCGGCGCACTTCAGCGACTCGATGACAGACCTTGCGCGGACGAGCGTCACCGTGACTACGTCGGCGGGGTTGAGTGGCGTGGCCGCTGCCGAGATTCTCGACGCCGCAAACTTCAGCCGCATAGAGGTGGATGGAGGCATCGCTCAACTACAGGCAACGGCGTTCAGCGGCACTCACGCACTGGCGGCGCTTCAGCGGACGGCGACGAGCGACCAAGGTGCCGTGTACGTCGATCACAGCGGGTTCGTGCAGTATGACGACAGGCATGCCCTCCTAACCGAGACGCGGAGCAACACATCACAATTCACTTTTGGGGCAGCGGGGTTGCCCATCCTCAGCGTTGGAATGGATTACTCATCTGACCTGATCAAGAACGCCGTTGCTGCTACCCGCAGTGGAGGCTCGAAGCAGTCTGCTTCGGACGCTGCCTCGATTATCTTGTATGGCGAAAACGCGTATGCGCTAACCAACATGATGCTGGCGACTGACGCCGACGCATTGACCACGGCGGAGTACATTCTGTCGGGGTATGCGTACCCCGACGTTCGTATTCGTTCGGTGACGCTGGCTCCCCAAGAATCGGCGGCACTGATGACGGCTGCCTTGTCGTTGGAGCTTAGGGATCGGGTGACGGTCACCTTCCAGCCGCCGGGCGGCGGCGCTGCCATCTCGCAAGAATTGTTCGTCGAACGGATACGCCACAACATCGCGCCAAACTCGCAGATGAGCACTCAGCTAACATTCAGCAGTACGGAGACATCGTTCGGCTGGACGCTGGGGGTTAGCGAACTGGGCACCAGCACGATCCTAGCGTTCTGATAAGGAGAAAATTATGACGTGGACGGCAGGGTCTAACAGAGCTACTGGTGACGTGATCACCGCTGCTCAGTGGAATACGTTTCTCGGGAGCGCGGGGAATATAACCCTCACCGCGCCGGGGGTCGTTACGACGCAAGGCGACACCGTCTACGCTACGGCGGCTAATACCCTCGCGAGGCTGGCGAAGGGGGGTAGCCGCCAGTCGCTGAGCATGAACTCAGGTGCCACCGCTCCAGAATGGGTCGCATCACCAGCGTCCACCCTCACCACGACCGGGGATATTCTCTATGCCAGCGGAGCCAATACCATTGCTCGGCTGGCTGCGTCAACTGATGGCTATGTCTTGACCGCGACGGGGGCGGGCTCCGCTCCAGCATGGGAAGCTAACCCATCGCCGGGCAGCACCGTCCCGACAACCACAGCCGGAGACATCCTATACGCGAGTTCGAGTAATACGCTCGCCGGTCTTGCGAAGGGCACGGCTCGTCAGGGGCTCACGATCAACTCGGCGGCCACTTCAGTCGAGTGGACGGCATCGCCCGCCTCGGTGTTAACCGCGACCGGGGACGTGCTCTACGCTTCCGGTGCGAACACCCTCGCGCGGCTGGCGAAGGGTTCGGCACTGGAGGCGCTCGGCATAAACGCCGGGGGCACTCTCCCGGCGTACCAGTCAAGTATCCAGTCGCTCATGACGACAACCGGGGACGTGCTTATAGCAACCGGTGCGAACGCCCCCGCGCGCCTCGCTGCGGCTGCCAGCGGGACAGTGCTCACGAGCACCGGGGCTGGCAGCGCGCCAGCGTGGACGGCACCATCGGCAATCGAGATCGGCCAATCGATCTACGCGGGCATCGCTGGCGGCGATACTTATTTGACTGGTGGTGGCTGGTTGAAAGCCGATGGTGCCGTTCTGCTACAGAGTGGATACGCGACGCTGTACGGGCGGCTTGGGTTGCTCGGCAATGGATTCACGACATGGATTGATCGGAGCAGTGCGGCGTCGACTGGCTCGGTTACCGTGTGGAGCGTCGCGGCTGGGCTGAGCGACCGGATGATGGCAGTGGGGTCGTCATCCTACCTCCACACCTCAACTGACGGGGGAGCTACATGGACTGACCGCAGCACCGCCGCCGGAACCCCGACGACTATTGCGACTTGGTATAGCTGCGCAATGGGGCCTAACGCCGCGCAACTGATGATCGCTGGATCGTATGCCTATGTGAAAACGTCGGTTGATGGCGGGGCTACATGGGTTGACCGGACATCCGCGTCCGGTTCGGTTCGTTACATGTATGCGCTTGCCATCGGCCCTAGCGACCAGATCCTCGGTACGGGTCAACTAGGATATATCCGCACCTCGGTTGATGGCGGCGCTACATGGGTTGATCGCAGTACTGCGGCGAGCGGTGGTGTTTTGGAACTTCGCGGATGCGACATCGGCCCTAGCGGTGAGATGCTCGTAGTCGGCGAGTCTGGCTATTGCCGTACCTCGACCGACGGTGGTGGGACGTGGACAGACCGCAATGCCGCTACCGGGGTTGGTGCCTCGTCGCTACAGGATTGTGCAATTGGACCCAGCGGTGAGATGGCAATCGTGGGTGTCAGTGTGAACCGCACGTCTACCGATGGCGGCGCGTCATGGACTGATCGTCATGCCGCTTCTGGTGCTGGTACGTCACAAATAGAGCAGGTCAACATCGGACCCACCGGGCAGATGATCGTTGCCGGGAACGCATTTCTGTCAGCATCAACTAATGGTGGTGCTGCTTGGACGGACCTACTTTCATTCGCCCCGACCGGGTCCTTGTACTCTTGCTATACCGGCCCCGGCGGGGAGACCCTCGTAGGTGGGGCGGCTGGTTATCTTCAGACGAACGAAGCCTACAGCTACAACACATCAACCCAGTTTGCGCTCCCCGGCTTCGCGACAATCAACTCCCAACAGGCATACATCAAGGCGACCTGATAGGCAGGATAATCAGATGGATATTTACCACATCGGACCCGGCGGACACCTTGCCTCGACGGACGAGGTTGACGATGATCTCGCCCCGATCCCTAGGGGCTGGACACGGCTGGCCCCACCGTCGCTAGACAGTGGTGAGTACGCAGTATGGGGTGCTGGGGCGTGGCATGTGTCGGACATCCCGTACGTGGCTTGGGTTGCCCCACCGCCCGGGACTGAACCTGAGCCTGAGCCTGAGCCTGAGCCGGAGTAGCCGGGTGGACGGCGACTCGGTGATGCTGATCACGGAAATATGCGCCGCGATTCTCGCGGTGTCCGGCGTGCTGGTCTTGGCGGCGCGGGCGTTCCTCGCTCCGAGGATTCGAGCGTTAGACTTGACCCTCTCTCGTATAGAGTCTCGGTTGGCAGATCTCAATGGCAGCGTTAGCGATACTGCCGACTGGCGACACCGCCACGAGATTTGGCACGCACGAACGGATCGCGCACGAATAGAGGAGGCCAAAGAATGACGGTGCTTTTTACTCAGACCACATATGACCCAGAGGGTGGGCGCTTCGGGTTGGGGACCGTGGAGGGCTACCCGGTAGAAGGCGATGTCTCGTCGCTGTTCGGCGCGACCGACATCGACGAGCACTCGGAGGGGCACAACGGGACGGACATTGCTGTCGCGTCAGGCACCCCGATCCTCGCCCCTTGCGACATGCTGATTACCGACGTGTTCAGTCTCGACATCGTGTCGACCGACGAGCTATGGATTCACATAAAGGAGCTGTTCGGCAATTCGGTGTGGTCTACCATCGGGCTCGCCGATGGGACGGGCTATCGCACGATGTTCGCTCATATGGATCGCTCCCCGAGCGTCCGCGAAGGGCAAGCGGTCGAGGCGGGGACGCTGCTGGGCTACGTCGGTTCCACCGGGATCAGCACTGGGCCACATCTTCACTGGACGCTCGGCCCCATCGAGAACAGGTGGCTTGGTCGTGGCCCGAATTTTGAGGCGCTGGATTACTGCGGGGACGGTACTGACGACGGAGTCCTGCCGCCCGCCGCGTGGGAGGCGACCGCCCAAGAGGCCGCGATATTGACGGCGCTCGCAGATGCGCGTGCCGCTATTGATAGGGCGGCGGATCTCGTCGCAGGTAAGGGGTAGAGATGTTCACTCGGAAAATGCTGCGAGACGCAGCCGTCACCGGGTCGCCTGCGACCCTCGTGATGGCCGCATTAGTGGAGCTTGGTCTGCCGACGGCGGAGGCCACCGTGATCTCACTTGCGGCGGGGACGTTCGCATCTGGGCTCTACCGAGCCGTTCGTGCGCGGTGGCCGTGGCTGCTGGCGGCAGACGCGCCGAGCGGCGGAGCGAAGTAACCTCGGGTGGCGGGCAAGCTACAGGAGTCGACCGGCGTCAGCTGTAGTCTCAGTTTCCTGATCCAGATTATAGGGGCAATCGTGATCGGAGTCCTCGCGTTCAGCCAACTCGACGGTCGCCTCGCCACGGTTGAGAACTCAGCGGCCATGCACTCAGAAAATTTGGCTCGTATTGAGGCAAGTATGGCTACCAACCAAGACGCCCCTATCTCAAGTGACCATATCCAGAACACGCGGCTAAGTTCGTTGGAAGCTCAGGTCGCCGCCGACCTGACGCGTATCGAGGTGCTGGAGCAACGGCTGTACGAGGTGGCCCGAGGCTCGCCCTGATCTATGGGAGCAAACCCATCGTGAGCAAGTATGAACTATGGATGCTTGCTCTAACCATCCTCATCGCTGCGAACGCGCTCAATATGCTTTTGTCAGGTTTGATGGCTTGACAAAGAAGAAGGGGAAGAAGTAAGCTACTCTCAGTCGCCACCGAGCACCGGAGGCGAGGCAATGAGGAGCACACAATGACCACCGCCCGACTCCACGGCAAGGCATCACTCGACCCGGCAGACTACGAGTTCCTCGGGTGCTTCGACCGGGCACCGCTAGTGGCCCCTGACGACTTGACCTCATGGATCTTCGGAGTGGTCGCCAATGACTTGCGAGACTTCGCAAAGACTGAGCGGATGCGTCTCCAGCAGGCGATCACCGACAGCGGCCACGACCCCTACCAGTGCACCCACTGTGGCGCGCGCCTGACTTACGTCTCGGCGTATCGGCACATCCCGACCGGCGAGACAATCGCGACCGGCGAGACCTGCTCAGAGGAGCGCCTAGGCGCGGGCACCAAGGAAGCCCTCGCGATGCGTTCCCTCCGCATGGCGCGCGAGTCTCGCGCCGCAGCGTTCGCCCGCAACGCAGCCGCGCAAGAATGGATCGCAGCGAACGAAACGCTGGCGGCTCAAATGATTACCGCTCGCGGGGATCAGTTCATCACCGAGATGGTCCGCACCGTCAGCCGGTGGGGTAGCCTCACCGAGCGCCAGCAAGCCGCCACTGAAACGGCCATCGCGCGCGTTGCCGAGTGGGTCACGCCGGGTGCGACCTGCGACCTGCGAGCCGAGGCCA